CATTCTTCCCACCGTTCTTCCCACCGTTCTTCCCACCGTTCTTCCCATTCTTCCCACCATTCTTCCCATTCTTCCCACCGTTCTTCCCACCGTTCTTCCCCCCATTCTTCCCATTCTTCCCACCGTTCTTCCCACCGTTCTTCCCACCATTCTTCCCACCGTTCTTCCCACCAAGCTTTGGAGCTTGTATCGAGGAGAACACCTTGATTAGGACTTCGCGTGGACTCATCCCAGCGAAGGACATCAAGCTAGGAGACACTGTCTACTCGGTAGCCCTAAGGGAACTAGACACTGAGCAGAGGCCAACTAAGGAGTTTGTAGTGGCTACATCTCTAACCTTCGACAACGGAGAGCCAGTAGAGACCAAGATTACTGCAATCAAGGTTCAATACAAGGATGGAATCATCTACTTCAACGGCAAGGAAGACGCTAAGTACTCCAGCCAGCAGGCAATGTTTGCCTTCGTAGATGGAGTATTCATGGTCCGCAACTCTGGAGACCTAAAGGTTGGCGACTCACTGGTCAAGGTTCTGGAAGACGGCTCATATGAGCTTGAGGAAATTACTGAAATCACTATCCTCGAGGGAAATAGCCCAGTCTACGAGTTCTCATGCAACCCATATCACTGGTTTGTTGCAGGTGGATATCTAGTCCACAACGTCAAGATTTAATCTTGTAAAAAGTTTAGCCCCCAGCAATGGGGGCTTTACTTTTTAGTGTTAGACTTATCTCAATATGAACGACTGGTTTACTAAAGACAGGTCAGAGACAGCTAGCCAAAGAATGGCTGACAGACAGCTGGGACCCATGACCGTACTCAATCCCGCCCTCGGCATTAACGTATATAGAAATGCTGTACCCGCAGAAGTCTGCGCCCGACACATTAAGACCCTAGAAGAAAGTCTCACGGGAGACGCCACTCCGTATGAGTGGGCAGGGGCCAAAGTCACAAACTCTGCCGAAGTAGATAACTACGCAAGAAATGCTCAAGACTTTAAAGTTTCTAGCAATAATCTAGGACCAAGAACCGACGAAAACGCAGCTCTTTATGACATGCATGAAGACCTTTTCCAGAGATTAAGAATGTGCGTAAATGACTATGGACGTTACTGGGGCGTCGGTATGCAAGCCTATGAAGCATTTAACTTTGTAAAGTATGAAGGCGCGGGGACACAATTTAGAATTCACGCAGACCACGGACCTACGTATGTGGCAACCGTGTCAGCCGTAATGTATCTAAATGATGATTACGAAGGTGGAGAAATTTGGTTCCCTAGGTTTGGCGTAGACCTTAAACCTAAAGCAGGTGACATTGTAGTTTTCCCGTCAATCTTTATCTATGAGCACGCCTCAAAGGAGATGATTGAGGGGACCAAGTACTCAGTTGTTGTTATGATGGACTATCATGACCGCGACGGAGTAAATCAACGAGTATCGCAAGTAGTTGAAGACTACAAACTTAAGTACTAAGGAACAATATGACAGACGCCCCTATTGAATCTGAGCTAACCGCAGAAGAGCAAAAAAGACAGCGTGAAGAAGAGCTTAAAGTAAAAAGCGAAGAAGAACAAAAAAATGTCAATCAGAGATTAAATGATTGGTACAAAATTGAAGAAGTTACGTGGTCAACTGCTCAGGAAGTAGTTCCTGGAAGCGGAATATGGGTCTATAGAGATGTTCTTCCGCAAGAAATGAACATTATTCAACGTCTAGAAGAAGTTATTGAAGACCCAGAGAATGACTACAATTGGCGAGACGCAATGGTCGGATACCAGATGAAGATGCCAGAGTATCGGGATTGCGTTGATTTTAAGTACAAGAGAACAGACATAGAAGAAGACACGTCAGAGTACGGGGATAAACTTCGACAACTACATGATGATGTTCATTATCGAGAACTTCAAGTAGTGAAAGACTACACTCGTCGTTATCACATTGGAGAACTCCGCTACTGGGAAGCAACTAACTATGTTAGGTATCACGAGGGACAACACTTCCAAGAGCATCACGACCACGGTTACTCATACAACTGTGTAGTTTCAATTGTTGCTTTTCCCAACGAAGGATATGAGGGAGGAGAGCTTTTCTTTAGGCTACAAAATGTAAAAATTAAACCAAAAGCAGGAGATGTCTACATCTTTCCATCAAACTTTATGTACCCACATAGGGCAATGCCAGTAACTAATGGCACTAAGTATTCTATGGTTACAATGCTTGACTACTCCGAAAAGTTTCATCTGCCAGAAGTAACACAAGAGACAAATAATTAATGCAAAACATAACCGTCCACAAGCTGTTTCCAGAAGGCAAAACTGCCGAACTAAAACAGCTAGCCACTCGTAGGCAGTGGATGGACGATACCCCCGAGAAGCACGCATATCAATGCTTCCCGCTGAGCGTGACTAATCGCCTCGGCTGGGGAATATCTTTTCCCAAAGATATTCGCTTTATCTGGGACGGAGTTACAGACACAACTCCAGACCACGTAAAAATTTTAGAAGGCGAAGAGTTTGTAAATACCTACAGGGGAAATGCAACTGTTAGCTTTACAACTGGATTAAAATTTACAACTGATGAAAAAACATCAATGCTGGCAATGCCAGTACCTAACCTTTTCACTAGAGGTGCTCAATGTTACACAACACTAATTAGCACTTCTTTCTTTATCCACATGCTGCCGCTGGCTTGGCGTTTAACAGAGCCAAACGTAGAAATTCACATACCAGCAGGCATGCCAGTTGCAACCGTGATGCCAATCTCCCTGACGGGTCTCCAAGAAGACTACGAACTTTGCATCACGGAAGAGCTGCCGTTTGAAAACTACTGGGACGAAGTCAGAAAATATGGAGATGCTGTAGAAATTGGGAACGGAGTGGGGGACTGGTCAAGAATGTACAGAGAAGCCCTAGATTATAGAGGAGAGCAAGTGGGTCAGCACGAAACAAAAGCAATCAGACTAAAGACGGTAACCTGCCCATTTACGGGTCAAACCTATGAAGTAGAAGACAACGAGACTCAGGAAGACCCTATTGGACACGCATAAGATTAAATTTGTAAAAAATAGACCGTGGCTTGATTTAGAAAGTCCGTCTAAACCAGGGCCTGCACTAAAAACCATTCCTGACTGGTATAAGAATGCAGACCGATTTGCAATGAATCCAATGACTGGCCAACACTGGGAGATGCCAGGAGTTGGCGGAAAAGTTCCGACATGGAAAGCTTGCCCAGCTGTTTATGACATCATGGGCACTGGCTACATGTACAAAACCCCTTGCGACTTAGAAGTGTCTGAGACAAATGGATTTATTTCTATAAAAGTACTTGACGAAAAAAATAAAGATTTTATTCAAGACAGAATGCCAATGCCTCAGTTTAAACATCCAGCTGGGTACCACGAAAAGCACTTTGCTTGGTGGTCTGATTGGGCAGTTGAGCTGCCAGAGGGCTATAGCGCACTTTACACCCAGCCAATGAATAGATTTGAGTTACCCTTCCTTACAACAAGTGGCGTAATTGACAACGACAAAGTACATCTTCCAGGAACTATGCCATTCTTCATTGTGAAAGGTTTTACTGGAGTAATTCCAGCAGGAACTCCATATGCTCAAATCATCCCATTTAAAAGGGAAAACTGGACATCAGATACAGACGTCTCAATTGAAATGCCAGAGATGACCGTTAAAAATCAAGAAAACAGTATGAAATATAGGGTTCCAGATGGTGGCGTCTATCAACGCGAAGTCTGGGAGAGACGTAAATACGAGTAAGGTAAAATAGTACATATGGCAATGACGGAAAACGTAACTAATAATTTTGAACGTCCATACGAGTCGTACACACCGTCTGGATTCTTTGGCGATTCTGCTGACAACATTGTTGCTGTAGAAGACTTTATGACCGAGGAAGAACTTGCCATACTGACACAGTTTGCAAAAACAAACGATACCTGGGACCAAACGGAGACTCACTACAATGAAGACGGTACAGTTATTTACGATTCTGGCTATTGGGACCATCGTGTTGCTACTACCCCGACGCTTGATAGCGTTGACCCTAAAATCTCGGAAGTAATCGTTGGGATGCAGATGCGCCTAAAAGAACGAGTTGACGAGTTCTTTAGCGTAGACGCACACGCAACCAGCCCAGCAATTGTTCGCTGGCTACCTGGACAGCGTCAGCAGCCTCATGCTGATAAAGAACTACACGAAGGTGAAGGCCGCGGTAAGCCAAATGACTTCCCTTACTACGACATTGCTGGGTTGTTCTACATCAACGATGACTACGAGGGCGGAGAACTTTACTTCCCAAACCAAGGCATTCAGTTCAAGCCAAAGGCTGGAGCTGCCTACTTCTTTCCTGGCGATATGCACTATATCCACGGAGTAACCGAGATTCGTTCAGGCATGAGGTACGTGTGCCCGTTCTTCTGGACTATAAAAAGTCACACAGGGGAGAAGCAACCACAATGGAACTAAATGCTACAGACCTTATGAAGTACGTAACCGTATATCACGGTGCGTATAAAAAATGCAAAGAGCTTATAGATGCTTTCTATAACTCGCCTGATGGTGAAGGCTACATCCTAAAACCAGCAGAAGAATGGGAAGACCAAGAGGGTCTTAGGAGGAATCCTAGGATTGAGTACCATAGAAGACATCCAGAACTTAACATGGAGATTTTTGGAGGAGAAGTCTTTAAAGACTTTGATGCTAGATATCCAGAAGATAAAATTAAAGAAGATGACATTGCTTATCCACTAATTGTGGAGGCCCTAGAGCTGTTTAAAAAAGTCACCGAAGATTATCAAAAACGATGGGACCTTGACTTAAATATAATTCAGCACTGTCCTTTAGAACTTAGATACTATCAAGGGCCGCAGGCGCTAGGCCCACATTCAGACTACATGGGCTACACGGAGCTACACCCGAACTATGAGCATGACTGGCGAGAAGACCATTATGACCACGAGCCGTTCAATCAGACCTTTAGCTATAATCTGTACTTAAACGATGATTACGGCTCTGGCGGAGCCTTGGGGATTAAAAAGTACGTTAAACTTGACGATGGTACTTATACTGATGAAGGTGCTCCAGAGGCAGAGCACAAGCCTTTAGCTGGAGATATTCTTATTTTCCCTTGCGCCTTCCCGTATGAACACTGGATGACCCCCATAGGGCCAGACGTGAGAAGATTTATGATTAATGCAAATGCAATACAAGACACACCCCCCGCCTGGCAGTTTGATTAGGAAGAAAAATGTATCTAGAAGAAAAACTACACGAGAACGTATATCTATACTCTGACGTTCTGAGTGACCCAGCACGGCTAGTAGCTCTAATTGAAGAGCTAGACGAAGACGAAAGCGTGCAGGGAGTAATTCCCGAGTGGGGCTTTTGGTTCTCTAACAGCCAGGATGGCAACAGTTTTGGCAGTAAAAAAGATTTTAACTTAGACGGACTCGACTCTCTAACTTCCGAGCGAGCTGAAGATGTACGCTGGATTGTTTCCGAGATTAGGGGAGCAATTGAAGAAATTGCTCGTCAGTTTTATATAGACCATGGCGATGAAGGCGACCCAAATATCTCGCCATTCGCTGGAATTATGAAATATCGTCCAGGTTGCGACATGGGGCCGCACTTTGACGCTCAGGCTGGTGATGAGACCCTTAAGTACTCAATTGTTGTTTATGTAAATGACGATTACGAGGGTGGAGAGCTGTCTTTTATTATTCGCCCATACGACCTAAGAAACCCAAAGAATGCTCATTTGCACCCTCAGAAAGATGCTAATGCACCAGAAAACAAAGAGCTAGTTGACTTTACAATT